GGCCCTTGATCATCCTCTCGGTGTAAGACAAAATTTTGTGATCTGAGAAGTGCTGTCTCAGCTGTCCCATCATGTGTAACGCATCGCTCTTGTCCAGACCAGCACAAGTCAATGCGTGAATCATCGTACTCGCGAATTCCCTGTGGTTTTGATGCCAGGCGCGCTCAAGAACAGAACCGCCAATCTTTATTTGCGCTTCCAAACCCAATATCCGCCCGGCAGTTGCTTCGACTACATTCTTTGCCCCATTCATCTGAATGACAAACTTGACAACGGAATCAAACTTGGGGGCAGGAACTGCGTAGTAATGCGGTTCATCGTGCTCTCTGGTCAAATCCAATAGAACATACTGCCCTGCATCCGGCATGCGCCAAACCGTGTCGTGAGACTCTTGGGGACCTGAACCGATGTCCATCTCAAGTAAGTAAGACGAACCCACCTGCGCGACCGCAGACACAGTGATGTCGTAGCCTAAGAAAGGCTTATGTGGTTTGACCCAACTCATAGTGGCTTCAAAATCGTTGTCGTAGCCTGCCACCGGTAATTTCATGGGTGACATGCTGAGGACACCTCCCCTCTTAACGAATCTTGCCCCCAGCACGTTGTCGTCCCATTCAGTCACTCTGGGATCCATCATGACAATCGGGATATTCATTGCAATGTAATGTTTCCGGATTCCCGAGGCGATGGCGGCTCTGATATAGTCTTCCTTGTGCATATCTTGAGTAGAGTAGAAGGAAACACCAGTTGAATCACCGAAGTTCTGCAGACGATTGCCGAAACGTTCCGGGATGTTCAATTGCCGAAACAGATTCCTCTGTGCGACTGTGCCCTTGGTATCATGGCGGAAATCGTCCCTGCCACTGACTATCGGACCATAATTCGCAATAACCCCGGGGATTTTGCTCACTTGTCGCACATTTCCACCTATCATTACAACGCGTTTGCAAGAAGAACTGGCCACAACCGCCCTAGCGACCATCATCTCAAAACCCCGCCTGACAGCCCACAACTCAGGATGCGTGTGATTGCGATTGACTATCCTGAAGTAAAACTCTGGCATAGCCTCCTGAATATGTCTCGCGGACTCTTCAGTTATGCTGCCGGGAAGCAATATCATGGTCTTGTTGCTAGAACTAATGGTCTGCAGCAAAGGTGGAAGAACCGTGTTAGTGAGCTGACGAGCGGCAGCCGTGTCGTCCTTAAGACGCGCAATATCAGCGCGTATCGAAAAGAAGAACGGATCTAGCCGAATTGTGTGTGTGTGAG